GAAGAGTGGTAGGATTTTAGTCAGTCCTAGGCGTGTTAAGACCCGTGTGTTAGAGGAAGTGTATAATAAGGTATTGCCGTTGTTGATGGCTGTGGATGTACGGGAGTTGTCTAGGGATAAGGCGTTTGTGTTGTTGCGAAACCATAATAATATGGTGGTTAGTGATGGGGACAAGGTCACTAAACCTCATAGAGTTTGGTATGATATGCTGCAACGTGCGACTGTGCCGATGGTAGCTTTGGTTGTTGTTCGTCGTCTTCAGGTGAGCCGTGAACTTAGTGCTGCTTTGGAGAATGTTAGACAGAGGTTTTCTGTTTCGTCCATGAGTACTGCTGCTTTGTTGTGGGCGGCAGGGGTTGCGTGTGTTGATAGTCTTCGTGGAGTTGGTCTCGGTATGTTCGGGAAAGTAGATGTGGATTCCTTGTGTGGTGTTATGACTGAAGGTGGACATACGGTTGTGGAGGTTAGTAGATCTACGGACTGTGTTGTGGTATCTCATGTGTCTGGTGCTTGTGCTGGAATGGAGTATGGTCGTATGGAAAGTTGGTTGCCTGCGGCGAAGTATCGGAATTTAGGGGTGTTAGCCAAGGCAGCTGCTTATTTGAAGAGTGTTGCTGTTGTTGTTGGGAGTTCTAGTTCGTCGGCTAGTGGGTTAGCCGCTGAGGCTGTTGACGTGACGTTGTTGGATGCGTGGCGTGATGCGAAAGGAGTTTCGACGGAACCAGTTCCAGTTGAGGTTACTCGTGAGGAAGATGTTGTGATGTGTCGTGATGATGTTAGTAGTGAGCGAAAAGAGTTGTTTGAGAGTTTGGTAGCCAAGCAAGATGCTATGCGTGTAGTGGCTCCGACTAGAATGGTTGAAACATATATTGGGCATGAACGTGTTGATGTGGAAGTGCTTCCGATAATGACTGTAGATCCGGTGCCTGTGGCTCAACAGGAGTATGATGTTATTTATCCTGGAGTGTCGGAGTCGGATGAAGAAGTGAAGGCTGTGATAGCAGCTCAGAGTGATATGAAGAAAAATGTGCATTTTGTGGGCAAGATAAACGATGCAAAACGTGAGATTCCGAAGTCGCGAACTGTTAGACGTAGTCGGTTGCGGACTGGAGGTGCAGGGAGGTTACCGGGTTCGCAGAGTGGCTTATTTGCTGCGTTGTGTAAAAGAAATACTGATATACCTCCGAACAGGGGCTTTGTTAAGTTGGAAAGTGTTTCAGAAAAAATAGTTGATGCAATGATTGAGACGTGTTATGTGAGGGACTGGAAGGAAAAGCTAGCTCATGAGTTAGATACTGGGTTATGGATGTGTAATGAAGGTGATGTGGCAGAATATGTGGGGAAGGTTCCAGCGCATCAGGTGAGTATGTTAGTAAATGAGTTTGTTGCTGCCTCTGATGAGCAGTTGGTGAATTGGTTGTGTATGGTAAAAACAATGGCTAAGCCACCGATGGATAAAGATGCAGATAAGAAAGTGCAGATGCCGCAGACTATTTTGCATAGTGAACAGAAAAGTGTTAATGCGAAGTATTCGGCTATGCAGACAAGGTTTTACAAGGCTGTAAAGGGTATGCTGCGTGGTAATGTGGCTTTTAATAATAGAGATTCCCCTGCTGACCATGAAGTGTGGTTTAACAAGTGTCAGGGTTTACGTGAAGCTGCAGCTAATGTGTATCCCTTTGCAGGTGATGTGACTTGTTATGATCGTAGTCAGGAGCACTTGGCTCAAGTGTTGGAGTTGGTTTTTT